TTATGAATACACATTATTAACAACATTGTTTAGATTTTCGTTCTCCAAGGATGTATAAACATCCAGTGTAGTCTGATAACTTTCATGTCTTAATAGCCTTTGCGCAATTTTTACATCTACTTTATTTTCCCACAATCTTGTAGCAAAAGTGTGCCTGAACATATGGCTGCTTATATGAACTCCTGTACGTTTGCTATATCGTTCTAAAAAGGTTTTTACAGTCTGCGGATCTAATAAGTTCATATCGTTGTCGGGAGCAACTAAATTGCTTTCATTTTCAGCAAACCATGCTTTTAAAATTGGAACAAGTAGTGAAGGCAATGGAACAATCGCACAGGATGCGGGAGTCTTTGTCTCTTTAATCTCAAGTTCTTTTGTTTCGTTGTTTTTAAATATATTTTTGGTAATCATTACTCTTTCATTTTCAAAATCTACATCATTTTTTTCAAGCGCTAGAGCTTCACTTAGTCTTAATCCCATATAATATCCAAGCATAAACACGATTTTATATGAGCGGTATCTGATAGACCTGTTTTTATCAACAACGCTTAGAAGCTCTTTAAATTCATTTTCAGCAACTGTTTTTTTCTTGAACAAATCATTTTTGGCTTTGCCGGTTATTTTTAACCGCGCATATGGCAGACGGTCTATATAATTACGATTATAGGCAAATTTAAACACTCCGCTAAATACCTTCACTATATTTTCAACTGTACTTTTGGAAAGCTCCTTTCCTTTTTCTGCAACAAAATTCTGAATTATGGTGTAATCAAGAAGTGTAATATCAGCATCCTCAAACTGTGGTCGTATATGTTTATTATAATATGAACTGCGAATCTGTTTTGTAGTCACTGAAGTGTGGGGATCAGTTTCTATATATTCCTCCCAGACATCGCCAAACGTTTTTTTAATATTTATCAACGATCCATCAACTATTTTAGAATATATAAGTCTTTCATGGTTTTGTGCATCTGTTTTTTTAACAAAGCCACTCTTTGAATAATGCTGAGGTCTTCCATATTTATCTTTATAATCGAAATAAACTCTATATGTAACTCCTTTTTTTGCTTTTTTTGATTTTACTTCTCTAATTGACATTTAAAACAACTCCTTTATTTGATATAATAGGAGCATAGTTATAACAGTGTGCAATTGGAATAATTCGTTATAACTATACTACTATTAGACCACCTCGTAAAAGGTGGTCTTTTTTTATTTATTTTCTTATTAACAAATACATCTTTACAGAATAATTCACTGAACTTTTATAATATTCTTTAGATTTATCTGATTTTTTAATGTATTCACCTCCGCTTATTTTTAAATTTATGTTATATATTCTTTTTTCATCCATCAATTTTCTAAATTTATATGCTCTTTCGCTTGGTATATATCCAATTTGTGTATTATCAACGATTATTTTAACCGCGTTCTTATCATGTTCATTTTTATCATCTTTTTCAAATCTTACATTCTTTGGATAATATACATTATATTTCCATACAGTTGAGATATTTTTTGGAAATTTCTCTAATAAAAATTCATTGTTCATGGGCATTGATTTTGAAATAACTTTTTCTAATTGTGGTTGAAAATATGATGTGCTATAAATTTCTTCTATTTTTGTAAATGTTAATTCGTCTTTAGTTGGTTCTCTCAATGCTTCTTTAATAAAATTCATTATACCCATTCATATCACCGCCTTTAAATAATATCACCTTAAAATTATAATTTTCCTATAACTTTTCCAATACAGTCTATACGCATTGATTCGTTAAACTGAATCGGTGCGTATTTTTTATTATGAGATATCAAACATTCGTTACCAAGCTCTTTTATATATGCCTCACCATTAACCATAAATGCCCCAATTTCACCGATCTTAATATCACGTTGTTTTTTTATCATTACTTTATCGCCGTCATGGTAAGTAGGTTCCATTGAATCACCACTAACGCTTATAACGAAATCTATATCTTTAAAATCAATTGGAACTTCTATCTGCTCTGTTGGTACATCATCAAATGCATATAAACCAGTACCTGCGCTTAGACCACACTGATAAGCAGGTTTTAATACTGTTTCATATAGTGGAGCAGGCTCTTTAATACATCGATCATATATATCGTTTAATACAAATTCGACTGTATTTTTTCCGTTATCATCAATTAAACGATATTTTTTTATAACTTGCCGTTCACTAAAAGATAGTATCTCATTACTTGCCATATCATCAAAAAAATAACTAGCAGTAACATTTAAAATATTACACAATTTAGCAACTATTTCTACATCAGGATTACTAACGCCTTTTTCCCAATTGCTTATAGTTGTATTTTTTAAGCCTAGTATCTCACCTAATTCAGATTGCTTATATCCCTTTTCGATTCTTGCTTTTTTTAATTTTTCACCAAACATATTCTTTACCTCTCTATAGTTAAGATTATAACAAAAAATAATGGAATAACAATATTATATTCCAAGAAAATTGAAATAAATTATATAAATCATATTGACATTCCATGTAACGTGGAGTATATTTTAATTGTAATCCAAGATTAATGGAATTATAAGGAGGTGAATCCATGACAGTAGCAAAAAATATAAAACTGTACCTTGTAAAAAACAATATAACTCAGAAATGGTTATCTAATAAAACGGGGATTGGTGTTGAAAAGCTGAGTTTATCTTTGAATGATAAAAGAAAATTAGATTCTGAGGAATTTGCAAAAATTATTGTTGCTTTACATGAACCTGCTGAAACTTTTATAAGAAAAAATTGAAAAGGAGGACATTAGATGATTAAAAAACAAAAGGATTTAATTGATCAGGATGAATTCACCATCATTTATAGTAAATCGGGTTGGTATGGTTTTTCAATAACAGTAAAGAAAGATGAAATTATTGAAACCAATCATAAAGACAACTTCAAAATTATTAGATATTGTGATGATAAATTTCCTAACACTTATGATGAGTGTGTTGAACGTAAAGTGAGTCAGGAAAAGAGAAAAGCAAAAAAGATTATTGAATTTAAACTTCATGATGATAGATGGTTTATTGATTCAGAAGATATTTTAGAATATGAGGTCATTAGTGTTAAGACACCAAAGGAAATATTTAAAGAAAAGGGTAACTATAAACTTATAGAAACAGAAGCTGAATTTGATGATTACATGAAATCTAATCTTTCATGCAATGACTGGTGTCAAATAAAACTGGCTAAAACAATGCTTAGCCTAAATCTTGGAAATGGGTTTATAAACGGTTTTGATGATTTGATTGGAGCAAATTTAAGCAGATACAGACTAATGATTGCACTGGCTAAAGAATGCGATAATCGTGATTTACTGATGTATATGCTGATAAAGAAATTAGGTAATTGATATGATCTGGATAATCTTATTTTTACTGCTCTGTGTATTTATTGAATTTATATGTATATATGTTTTAACACATAAAAAATAGTCTAAGGAGGATTTTATGAATAATTTACAAATTATTGAACATGAAGGAATTAGAGTTTTGACAACTAAACAATTAGCAGAAGCATATGAAACTACTGAAACAAATATTAAAACTAATTTTAATAGAAATAAAGAAAGATTTATTGAGGGTAGAGATTATTATTTGTTGAAAAGCGCTGAATTGAAAGAGTTTAAGAACTACGTTACCGATAGTAACCTAGTTGATTCAAGAGCACCTCAATTATACTTATGGACTGAACGTGGAGCAAACCGCCACAGTAAAATCCTTGATACCGATATGGCATGGAAACAGTTTGATGTATTAGAGGAAACTTATTTCAAAGTAAAAAGTATGTCAGCTATGCAGTTGCTGAAATTACAAAATCAGGCATTAGTTGAAGTAGATGAAAAGGTTGAGCATATTGACAGTCGCGTAACTAATCTAGAAAACACAACTACTGTAGACAGCAGAAAGCAGTACACACTAAGAAAAATTGCAAGTGCGACAGCAGTTAGAGTCTTGGGAGGTAAAGACAGTCAGGCATATTTAGAACTTCATCACAAGGTGTTTTGTCAACTTTGGAGAGATTATAAGGATTATTTCAAGATTCCAAGTTACCGCGACACTCTAAAGATAGACTTCGAAAAGGCAAAAGAGTATTTGCAGGGATGGAGACCTGATCATAATCTACAAATTGAAATTTCAAGCGTGAATGAGGGGGCATAGTATGGATTGTATATTAGTTAGTATAACAATAAGTGTGACCATTTCTTATTTGATAACACATTTGTTATTGGTAAGGCATTTATTGGATATTGAAGATAAATTTCGCAAAACGTGTGATTTTACAATTAATGAGATTAATAAATTAAAAAAAGGGTGATATAAATGAGACCTACAGCAATGCTTACATTCGAGCAGGTTAAGACAGATTTAGGAATTTCTACTAAACAGCTAAACATTTTTATTGATTTAGGCTTGCTTAATCCGATTTTTTTAGGAAAAGGTTGGAAATTTAGCCAAGAAGAAATCCTAGATTTTCAAAGGGAATATCGCGGTGAACGCATGAGTAATTATGTTGAAACAGTAACAGCACATGAAAAACACATGAAAAAAGCTGCTATGTCCAGTAGCAGCTAAATAATGAAACCACAAGTATTATAAAACAATAGAGAGGGGTTGTCAAAAATGGAAAGAAAAGAAACTATTGATCGTTTAAATGAAATAAAACAGGTTGTAAATTCTAACAGTTTAGAGGAGCTTATCAAAGCGTATCCGGATGCTTTAAAGTATTCCATTTGCGAAGTTCCTATATATTGTTCAACCATAGCCATAAGCGCATATCTTGTCGAGAAGCTGATAAAGGATATCGAAAATGGAAAAGTACATTAACAGACTTAGTGCCAGAGGTTTTTATACGATCGTTTTAATTATAATTTTGATAGGTTTTATAGCTGCGGGAGCTTCTGGTATCATTCTCGATTTTATTGTCGGGATAATAAAAAATATATAGGTTTTTAACAGTGTTTTTAGGGTACTGTTTTTATTTGCACCATTTTTAGGAAAAAGGAGGGATTTTATGGATAAAATCGAGGAAGAAATAAAAAAATACAAAGATGGATCTCTTGAAAAAGGGATAGGACTATATTTGCTTGAACGTGCTAAAGAGGATTTAACTTTAGCATCTAACTTAGCAAAAGAAAATAAATCTCTGAGCGAGTGTGCCGATTATATAACCGGGGAAGTTTATAAAAAAGCAGTCAATAACCGCTATTTTGGATGGGATAATGATGAACTGTATCAAATGGCTCTTCACTATTATCAGGAAGATGAAATAAAAATAAATAAACTTTCAGGAAATGTGAAAGCAGTATCAGGTGTAGATAAGCAAAAGCAGGAGAGTAAAAAAACAGTTGAATCTAAGCCTAAAACCAAAAAAGTAAAGAAACCGGATATTCCAGAAGGGCAGATGAGTCTGTTTTAATGGAAAAGAAACTGGAAGAGAAACTGCTCTATGAACTTGAACATCACAGTTTTAGGAAATATTCCGAGAATTATTTTAAACAGTATTTCGCTACCTCTGAAGAAATCGGCAGATCTAAAAGAAAAAGAGTTGTTAATGCAAAAATAGTAAATATTTACAGTACATATAAAAAACGTTTGCTATGTCGCTCATTTTACATCGAAGAGGGATTCGAAAATAAAGAATTCTACAGGTATATTTACGAAGTAAAAAGACAACTGGCAGGACTAAAACAGATGGTTACCAATAGAGTTTATGCATCATCTTTTGGTGGTATTTTAATCCTTACAGGTGACTGGTATAGAAACTACTTTACCTACACCGTTAATGTAAATGGAAATGAAATGCTCTGGGAAAAGAACAATGTAGACAGTTATATTTTTTATGACAACACAAAATATAAGGTCGCAGAACACAATGATTACAGGCATTTTCTAGACAGTTCGATTCATAAATACTGTGCATTTGAATTTACCGATTACAGGGTAGAGGAACTGTTTAAGTATTTAAAAAAATATGATGATCATCCAAAACAGATTGAAATGTTGGCCAAGATGGGACTGCAGCATCTAATAAGAAATACAGCAGGGTTAAGATTTACCAAACCTATGCCACAATTTTTAGGGATAGATAAGAACGATATAGAATATTTAAGGCATTTAAAACTTCCTTTAACTGAATTTAGAAAAAATTTAGAGTGGATAAGGAAATATAAGATTAAACATATGCCTGAATACGTACTTTATAAAACACTTATTGAATGTAACATAAATCCAACACAAAAGCTCTTTGACTATATGAACAGGCAGTGTGAAATGATTAAAGAAAATCTATACGGTGTAACGGGCAGATATGTATCGTATTCCATAAACAATGTAATAAATCTTTACACCGACTATATCAAAATGGGTAGAGAGATTGCAATGATTATGAATTCATCCAATCGATACCCCGCAGACTTAAAAAAAGCACACGATGAATTAAATAAAAATATATATGTACTTAGAAATGAAAAAAAGGATAAGAAAATACTCAGTAATTCTCGAAAATACGATAAATATATTTATTTTAACGATAATTATTTAATTTGTCCATGCAGAAACAGTGGTGAACTTATAGAGGAATCTAATGTATTAAACCATTGCGTTAAGCAGTACATAGACAGGGTTTGTGAAAATCAAACAGAAATATTCTTTATAAGAAAAAAAGAAGAGCCGAATAGACCGTATGTAACATTGGAGCTTAAGCAAAAAGAGATAAAACAGTGCTATGGTAAAAATGATTATATTCCAGATGATCATGTAAAGGAATTTGTAAAAGAGTGGGCAAATAAAAATAAGTTAAAACTGAATATTTGGAGGTGTGGAAATGGATAAATACAAAAGTACAGAAGCCTATGTAATGAATGAACTTAAGCAGGCGCATACACGCATTGAACAGCTTGAAAATAATCTTGATGAAGTGTTAAAAAAACTGAGAGCAGCTGAATGTCAGGTTATCAACAACAATGAATATATTATCGAGCTTGAAGGCAGATTAGGCATAGAAGGCGATGTTTAAATATTATGTCTATATAGAAAGTGAGGTAATTGTACTACCCTTAGTTATTTATGCAGAAACAAGGGAAACAGCTTGTAAAAAGGCAGTAAAACAGTTTAGAAGGATATTTAAAAAGAAGAAAATTACAAGAGTTACTATCCACAAAGATCATTATTATTTTGGTGGTTTCGAATATTAAAAAAGAAAGGTTGAGAGAAATGAAAAGCATTAAAGAAAACAGTAAAACATTATTATTAATTGTAGGAGGGATTATTTCGGTAATTGTATGCTGCTTTATCTGGATACAGACTACAGCGAATACAGCAATAGGATATGAGGAAAAAGTATCAAAAACTTTATCAGATATAAATGTTCAAGAAAAGCGAAGAATCGATCTTGTTTATAATCTTGCTGACTGTGTCAAAAATTATGATCAGCACGAAGCTGAAACACTAAAGGAAATAGCCGAAACACGGAGCAACACTGATGAAATTGAGAATGTAAATACAATGATTAAAGCAACAGCTGAGGCATACCCGGATTTAAAAACTGATAAAAATTATCAACAGTTTATGACCGAACTGTCAACAACAGAGAATTTAATAGCACAGCATAGAAAAAATCACAATTCATCTGTTGAGTCATATAACCGTTATGTAAAGAAATTCCCGCAAAGATTCTTTTTATCGCTAGTGGGATATGAAAAAAAAGAATTTAAATATTTAGAATACAGTGCTTCAAGTGATGCTCCGCAAGATTTATTCGGTGAATAAAATGAAATGGGACAAGAAAGCATTTTCCATTAATGGTATAGAGATAAAGGCCAGAGAATTGATTTTCTGTATCACAATACTTGCTGTAATGATTTTTGTCGGTTTGTTAATAAACGGAGCAATGGAGCAATCAAAAATAGATAAAGATGATCAGTATTTAAGTGCTTTGAAAGTAACAAATAAAGAAATGTTTGAATATGGTATCAATACCAATGTTGGGGATGCATTTGCATATTCTACATTAGAAACTGTTGATACTGTTACATATCCGGAAATTGGTGACAAATATATGTACATCGAAAAAGTAGAACAACATTACACTATGCATACTAGAACGGTTTGTAGTGGGAGCGGCAAAAACAGAACATGTCGAACCGAAACATATTGGACGTGGGATACTGTAAGCCGGGAATCTAAACATAGTAAAAAAATTAAATTTTATGATCATGTGTTTCCTTATAATAAGATAGATATGCCTAAAAGCAGGTATTTAAAGACAATTCATGAATCTGGAACAATAAGATATAAATATTATATTTTAAAGACAAAATATAAAGGTACCATTTTTACTTCATTCAAAAATAATACAATCGAAGATAATTCAAAATTTTATAAAAACAAAAAAATAAATGATGCTGTAGAAAGTTTAACCAGTGAAGACACATCATTAGTCGTATTTAGAATAATCTGGACAATTTTAACGATAGGTTCAGTGATTGGATTCATAGCAGCAGATAATAAATGGCTTGATTAAAAGGAGTAGCAAATTTAGAGGATAGAAAACCATAAAAACTATTTTAATAAAAAATTCTCTCTAATCCGTTGGTACATATGGGATTAGAGAGAAAATATAAATGCAATATAATATTTAGGTTATATTGCGCACCGTTTCCACCTAAAACAGGTGTAAAAATACAAAAAAAGCAAAGTGTTGGTTGATTTAAAATTTAATAGGAGACTTGTATGAAAAAAAAAGATTTAGAAAAAGCTCTTGATTCCTGGATACTTGAACAGAAGTACGATGAACTGTCTACAAATACACTTAAGACCTATAAAAATGGTGTCTCGAAGTTCATTAACTGGTTAGGAAATAGCGGTTATTCAAATGTTGATATAACAAAAGATATTACGATTGAATATAAGAGCTATCTTCGTGATATATCTAGTTCACTTAATTCAGCAAATGCATGGATCACCACACTTAACAAATTTTTAAAATGGATAGAACTTCCTGAACTTAAAATAAAAAAAATTAGGCAGCAGGAAGAATTTAACAATGAAGATGTATTGACTATAGAAGATTATAAAAGGCTTCTCAGAATGGCTAAAAGAATGAAGATGATGCAGACGTACTACATCATGCTGACCTTAGCCATGACAGGTATAAGAATTGAGGAATTAAAATACTTTACAGTTGAGAATTTGGATAAATATTATATTCGTGTTTTTAATAAGGGTAAAGAAAGAGTAGTACCGATTAGACAGGATCTAAGACGAGAATTAAAAAAATACTGCAAAGAAAATAAAATTAGCTCGGGTTATGTTTTTCTTGGCCAAAAAGAAGGGCAAATGCCTGCCAAAAGTACAATATGGCGAAGAATGAAGAAAATTGCAGGTAAGGCAAGAGTAAAAAAAGAATATGTACACGCGCATTCTTTTAGACATTTGTTTGCTCAAGTATTTTTAAATCAGAACAGTGGAAACTATCTTGATTTGGCTGATATTTTAGGGCATAGCGATTTAAAAACTACAAGGAAGTATACTAAGTTGTCAAACGAGCAAAAACGGCGTAAACTCGAAAATTTGAAGTTTTAGAGGTGATTGAATGATAAGTGATTTTTGGTTAGGTGTGATCCTAACCATTGCAGCAGAAGCAATAATAACAATCTTAGTTGTTGATTATTTAGGACAAAAAGAAAAGGATGATGAAAATGAATGATTACTTAAAATATCTTCAAGAAAAACGTATCGAGGTGCTAAAAGAAATTAAACCGATATGTTCGGCATTTGGAATAGAAGACTATGATTATATTGTTAGCGATAAAGGACAAACAGAAACGTTAAGAATTGGAACTACAAAAATAGGATGTTCCTGTAATTCTATTTTTGCTGTTAAGCAGGAATTAGTAGGTTACTTGTTCATTTGTTATTTTAGAGAAAGACCATTAGGACACTTCAAAACACACGTCTTTAATGAAATTAAGCGTTATTGGATAGGGGATAAAAATGGAAAATAAAGCAACGATTTACAAAGGTGAAGTAATGCATGATTTGAAAGCACTGTTTGATAATGCTGGTAATTATTTTGAAGATGAATATGAGCTTGTAAAACAATATATCGAACAGTTGGAACAAGCATTAGATAAAGCATGTGAACTGTTAGCTGATGGCGGTGTAGTTCAATGTAAAGACTGTTCTAAAGAAATCGAATGTACAACGCTGGATACAGTTACTAACTGCCGCTTTGAAAAAATGACAAAAGATCAGTGGAAAGAGTGGTTTTTGCAAAACTGAAAATAATACCCTGAAAGCGTGATTTTACGTAAATCAGTGGTACGGTAACTTTTTTTAAAAAAATAATAATGAAAAATCCGCTAAAAGTGTTGATGGCTATAGAGTTTAAACGATTTAGGTTATCTATCAAAAAAATTGACACTCTTAGGGATTATGTAACTTTTTTTATAAGAGATTGGAGGAGTGTGTTAGTGAAAATTTTAGATGCATGTTGTGGCTCAAAAATGTTTTGGTTTGATAAAGAAAATCCGAATGTTACATACATGGATATACGCAGATACAGTGATATTTTGTGCGATGGAAGAAAATTGGAAGTGAATCCAGATGTAATAGGTGATTTTAGAAATATGCAATTTTCTAATGATGAATTTGACTTAGTAGTATTTGATCCACCGCATCTTGTTAAAGCAGGTGATAAATCATGGCTTGTAAAAAAATATGGAAAGTTAAATATAGATACATGGAAAGAAGATTTAAAACATGGTTTTAATGAGTGCATGAGAGTTTTAAAACCGTGTGGTACATTAATTTTTAAATGGAATGAGGAACAAGTTAAACTTAGTGAAGTATTAAAGTGTTTTAATCAAAAACCATTATTTGGAAATAAGCGTTCTAAAACACACTGGTTGGTATTCGTTAAAAATGAGGTGAATAAAGATGAGTAATAAATTAAGACTGCAAATTACAAAAAAATATAGAAGAAATGTATTTATAAATGTAGTTGTTCCAGAAGGTAGATTATATGAATTTGATTGTATTTTAGATAAATATGAAAATTCATACAATGATTACCAAACATTGATTGAAGAATTATCTGATGAAGGTTTTAAAGTATTATTTGTTGATGATAACAAAAATATTTGTAGAGTGGTAACATGTTCAGAATGCGTAAGATTGTCGCTGATGAATTTATTAGAAGAATATAAAGAACCAGTTAAATTAACAAAATTTGAATATGAATATTTAAAAGTTGCTAAGAGAGAGAGGTTTAATTTTATTGCAAGAGATGGAGATGGCAGATCGTTTTTGTATAAAAATAAACCTTTAAAGTCGTCGGATGAATGGATTGTTGCTAGCAAAGATTGTTGTAGGATTTTAGATAGTTTATTTAAATTTGTTAAATGGGAAGATGAAGATCCATACAACATCAATGAAATATTAAGCAACTGTGAGGTAATTAAAAATGACGTCTAAACAAATGGCGTTCGTATTTTTACTAATAATGCTTATTGCATTTATTTTGTCGCTCGTTTTGGGAATTAGATATTTATTTAAGGAATGGAGGAAACAGCATGGAATTTAACACAAACCAAATTAACATAATGCTTGATGCCCTGGAACATTACGGGAACGGTCCTCAGGTCGATATGGCCATAGAGGAAATGAGCGAACTTACAAAGGAGCTGCTTAAAGACCGCAGAGGTAAAGAGAATAGAAGTGATATAGCTATGGAAATGGCAGATGTCTACATAATGCTTGAACAGCTTAAATTTATTTTCGGTATCGATGAAACTGAACTAAAGGTCAATGCTGAATTAAAGATACAGAGATTAAAAAACAGGATCGGTGGTAATGATGGAGACTAAAGTTAGACAAAGCAATTACATAACAGTTTTAGGATGGATGGTCTCAGATCTAAAGTTAAGAGGCAACGCACTGCTTATTTATGCAGTCATTTACGGCTTTTCACAAAATGGCGATGATTCGTATACCGGGAGCAGACAGTATTTAGCTGATTGGACTAATTCTACAGTTCAGAATGTTTCAAGATGCTTAAAAAAATTAGTAGAAGATGGATTTATAATAAAAACTGAAAATGTTATAAATGGAGTAAGGTTTTGTGAATATAAGGCTGTTGTTCCTGAATTGCTACCAGGAACAAAATGTTCTGGGGGTAGGAACAAAATGTTCCACAATAATATAGAATATAATACTAGTAATATATATAGTGCAAAATTTGATAAAAATGATGCATTTAAAAGATTCTGGAGTGTATATCCAAGACATACGAACAAGAAAAAAGCATTTGATGTTTTTGTTAAAAAATGTACCGATGAAACTGTACTGCAAAAGATGTTAAGCGCAGTTGTTGATTATAAAGAGACAGAACAGTGGCAGAATGAAAGATTTATCCCTCATGCTTCTACATGGCTTAACGGCGAAAGATGGGAAGATGAAATCAATCCAGCTTCTAAAAGTAATTTAAATGATGATAATGAATGGATGAGCGGATATGAATAATTATCAGGCAGATCTAATCGGTATGTTTCTTGTTAAACCGCAGCTTCTGGATTTAACTATTCTAAAACCGTCATATTTTGATAAAAAGCATCGCGATATATTTACTGCTATAAAAAAGTCGTATAAGGAAAATAAAACTATTATTTTAGAGGATATCCTGGCAGTAAAGGGAATTGATGTTGATCTTGTTATTGCCTGTTCTACAAGTACCGCAACAACTGCTCTGTTTGAACAGTATCAGGATTACGCGATTAAGGAGTATAAAAAGAAAGCCTTATTAGCAACTGCTAAAAAAATGCAGATCGGTGAGATTGATATCGATGAATTTTATAAAGATGTAAACAGTTTTACATCTTTAGGATCATATTCATCTACTCGTTTGACTAAAGAACTGCTCAAGGGTTCGATTACCAAGCATAAGAACAATATCAAATTTACAAGGTTTAGTAATTTAGAAAAGAAGCTTAATTTAAAGGAAAATGACTTTGTTATACTTGCCGGTGCTACCGGAGTAGGTAAATCAGGTATAGCTATAAATTTGATGGATGATCTATCCCGTAATTATCCTTGTGTATATTTCAATTTCGAAATGGTAGAAGAGGAGCTGTATCAAAGGCTCATTTCTATCAATTCGAAATTAAATCAAAAAATGCTAGAGAGTTATGAAACATTGCCACAAAAAAATATGAGCATTGTTAATAATGCAATTGATGATATTTCAAAAAGACATATTGATATTATCAATCATTCATCGACGTTGGATAAATTAAGATCATTTATTATGAGCTACAAAAGCGATAAGCATTTTATAGTGTTTGTGGACCATGTAGGGCTTATTGGTGTACGGGCTAAAAACAGTTATGAAAAAATGACAGAAGTAGCCAAGGAGCTAAGAAAAATGAGCTTGGATAACAACTGTACGATTATTGGACTTTGTCAATTAAACAGAGAAGCAACTAAAAATGCAAAACAGCCTAATTTATCAATGTTAAGAGATTCAGGTGAGCTGGAACAAAGTGCAAGCAAGGTTATATTTGTCTGGAAGAACGAAAAAGACTGCGCAGAAGATTATTATCTAGTGATTGAGAAAAACAGAAGTGGTCCTAAATCAATTATTCCAATAGGCTACAACAAAGAAAATCAAATTGCTTATGAATTAAGCAATAAGAGAGATTTAAGAACATAGGAGGATTTAGAAAATGAACAAAAGCGAGAAGCAATATAAAGATGAAATTATAAACAAAGAAGATGTTTTAAAAGGCCTCATTACTCATGATTGTAAATCAACGTTATTTGCGGTTTTATTAAGTGATAATACAAGGATTAAAGACCTTGAATATCAAGTTATGAATGATATTAGATCAATGATTGAAGATGATGATTATATCTTTATAAAAAGGACAGAAATTTAACAAAAACTATTTTGATTAAAAATTCTCTCTAATTCGTTGGTAGATAAGGGATTAGAGAGAAAATATAAATGCAATATAACATCTTGGATATATTGCGCGTTTAAAGGAGGTTAAGTATGGTGTTTAACAAAGAACAAAAGAAAATAAGAGAAGTAGATAGATTAATCAATGTATCGTTAATCAAATCAGAAATGCAGCAGTACCATAACTATATTAAGCAACATGATAATCTAGAGGCATGGTATTATAATAATTTAGATTACTATGATCAAAAGATTAAAAATTATGAGGAGCAGTTAAAAAATATTAAAAGTCCTAACACATCAGAAGATATTGCGGTTGCTAAAGCAGTAGATAAGTCTAGTCAAATAAATTCTATTATGGATAAAATCAAAGATACTAAGAATGCTAAGATTTTATGGCTTAAAGGAAATAATTCTATCTATTTCAGTAATTTAGCACACTGGAACCAAAGAATAGCTACAGTATTATCGTATGTAGAATCGATTGAAAACGAAAAAGACAAAGATTTTATCAGAAAAATGTATATTGAGAAGATTGATTATCGTGAGCTTATGAAAGAATATGAGATAAAAGAAAATTGCAATCTATATAGAAAAGCTACAAATATTTTAAAAAAATTAGTATGATGATACTTTCTTCACGGCTTTAAGGTGGTATAGTATATACTGTAGAGTTGTATGAAAGAACTCTACACTATCAACACTTTGTTAGAAGAAACTCGAAAGGGTTTCTTTTTGTTTTTGTGAAGAAGGAAAATATTTATGTATGAAAGCGAAGGTTTACAAATGGCAATTAAAAGATTAGATCGTGATGGGTCTCACCGTAAGCAGTTCGAAAGAAATAAAAAGAAAATATACGCAACTCAAACAGTGTGCGGAATATGCGGAAAGCCGGTAGATTTTAGTTATAAATATCCGCATCCTTTATCACCGTGTATCGATCACATCATACCGGTTGCAAAAGGAGGACATCCAAGTGACATTGATAATCTTCAACTGGCACACTGGACATGCAACAGACAAAAGAGTGACAAATTATTTTCAAGTAGTGGGATGCACAAGGCGAAGGTAGTAACAAACAGAGACCTTCCTCATACAATCAACTGGATTGCTTATAAATCGTCAAAATAAGCCATTTGAGAGGTGTTTTAAATATGGGGCATGATACCCCCTAAAATCTTTTTTCCTTACTTCACGGCGTACTGTGAATATTTTCTCACGGATAAATTAAGGCGAAAGGAGTGAAAAAATGACGGCATATTTAGGAATGAAATATTTAAGAAATAAACTGATATCAAAAAGACCAAGAAATGAAGAAAAGTATCTGTATTATGAAATGAAGAATACCATGAGGGATTTTAATATTACTATGCCTAAAGAATTCATATGGCTAAAAAGCTGTCTTGGATGGTCAGCGAAGGCAGTTGATTCAATCGCTGACAGGCTTTCATTTAGAGAATTTTCAAATGATAATTTCGGAATAAATGAAATATATCAGTTAAATAATCCTGATGTTCTTTTTGACAGTGCGATTATCTCAGCACTTATTACATCGTGCTCATTCATATATATTTCAAATGATATAAGCGGATTTCCCCGCATGCAGGTAATTGACGGTCGAAACGCTACAGGAATAATTGATCCTATTACTTACATGCTTAGCGAGGGTTATGCTGTTCTTGAAAGAAATATTCATGATGAACCGGTCAAGGAGGCTTATTTTATAAAAGAGGGTACATGGTTTTATGAAAAAGATAAAGCACCTTATTTTATTTCAAGCAAAGCCCCGTATCCACTGCTCGTTCCGGTTATTTTTAGACCTGATCCAAAAAGACCGTTTGGACATTCAAGAATATCCAGAGCCTGCATAGGTATTCAGCAGAGCGCAATGCGAACGCTCAAGCGTTCAGAAGTATCAGCAGAGTTTTATTCTTTCCCACAAAAGTATGTACTAGGGTTAAGCCCAGATGCTGAGGCTCTGGACAAATGGCGCGCTACTGTCTCAACTATGCTTCAGCTCGATAAGGACGAGGATGGTGATTCACCAACAGTTGGACAGTTTGAACAGCAGTCTATGGCGCCGTATGTAGAACAACTGAAAATGTTTGCTAGTCTATTTGCAGGCGAGACAGGTCTTACCTTGGATGATCTGGGATTTTCAACTGATAACCCGTCAAGTGTTGAGGCTATAAAAGCGCAGCATGAAAATTTAAGGCTTATCGCTAGAAAAGCGCAAAAAACTTTCAGTGTAGGTTTTTTAAATGCCGGATATCTTGCTGCATGTTTAAGAGATAATTATGAATATGACAGATACCAGATTTATTTGTCAAAAGCTAAATGGGAACCGTTATTCGAGCCTGATTCGTCTACATTATCTGTTATAGGTGATGGTGCTATTAAAATTAATCAGGCGGTACCGGGATTCTTTGACAAGGATACTTTAAGAGATTTAACAGGTATCGATTATAGTGAAAATGCTGGAATCGGAAAAACTGCAGGAGAGATCGTACAGTAATGGAAGATATTGCACCTGAATTGTATGAGAGGATAAAAAGTACATACGAAAATGAAAAAGCATCAAGTAAAAAGCTGGATGCTTTTTTAGAAAAAGTAAAAAATGGCAATGCCACATATGAAGATGTCTATGATTATGCAGGTGAACTGGGCAGATGTCTGGAAAGTGCATTCAGTCACAATATAAGCGACGATGTGCTGCCCGACAGCAGGATGTATTACAATATAGCAAAAAGAATAATCGAGCCCATGCTTAAGAAAAGTCATGATGATATTGCAGCACAGTGCAGTGCTGTACAACATTCATTAAATAAAAAAGCCGGCATAGGATTAAATGCTGTTAAACCTGAATATGATCAAGCCAGAACAGAGGCAATCATAAATTATGTATGCACACGTGATAAATACAGCAGTGTAGAAAAAAGTTTTTTAGACGGATTAAGCAATAACTGTCGCAAGACTGTAGATGATTCTGTAAAGCAGAATGCTGATTTTCATTACAAAAGCGGGTTAAGTCCGCGAATAGTAAGGATTTGCAGAGGAAAAGCGTGCAAGTGGTGTCGTGAGGTCGAAGGCAGTTATAACTACAAGGATGTAAGGAATACCGGTAACAATGTATTTAGAAGACACGCCAACTGCACCTGTACAGTTTCATATGATCCTGGTGACGGATCAAAAAAAATTCAGGATGTATATTCGAAGAGATGGCAGAACCAGGATGCCTTTCAGGAAAGAAAAAGATTTTACCTGGAAAACAGAGTTGATAAAAAAAGATTAACAGATATGGAACAGTATGCGGTAAACAGTCATATATCATCTGATTTTTATATTATCAACGACTGTTTAAGAAATGGATATATATTAAATCAGGAGCAGAATACACTGGTGAAAAATCTAGATTCCGCATTGGAGAAACTAGACAGCTATAAAGGGAGGGTCAGCAGATCAGTTCAGTTTTACAGTTCATCAGATTTAGATAAGTTTTTATCTGATCATGAGCCGGGGCAAACTGTTACGTATAAAGATTTTACATCTTCCACTGCTTCAAAAGAATTGTATAATCCCGACGGACAGGTTCAGATGTTCTGGACTAGTCGTCGAGGCAGAAATTTGATAAAATACAATAAGAAAGAACAGGAAATATTATATAAAAGAAACAGCAGTTTTATAGTCTTGGAAAAGAGACATATTAAAGGTGTTTATTATATTTTCATGGAGGAACTGTAAAATGACCTTAAGTCTAGAAGAATGGAGAAAGCTGTCAGAAGAACAGAAAGGAATACGGTATAAGGAACTGAGCGATCATGATAAATTTATTGTTCGTACCAGTACTCCGCCGGCTTTTGAAGTTACCGGGCGCAAAGAGCTTAGTGAAGAAGAAAAAAAGAGCGCAAAAAAAGAATTTGATGAGTTTTTAGTATATTATGGAATAAAAAAATAGGAGGTTAAGGTATGGAGCCAAAAAGAATTGGCCGTCAGACTCCTACAACCTCGTTAGTGCTGCCTTATAAAAAAACAAAAGGCAAAGAAGCAGTTGAAATTTACAACAAAACCGGCAGAACTGCCCGGGAATGGCAGGAACTGCTAATTTACGATATTATGGCATATGATGATGAAGGCTTATGGGTTCATTCTACCTATGGATATGCGGTACCGCGTCGTAACGGTAAAACTGAAGATGTGATAATGCGTATTTTATGGGGACTTAAAAATGGTGAAAAAATCATTTATACTTCTCATCTTATCTCAACGTCTCATTCAGTCTGGGAAACAGTTACATATCTGTTAGACAGTATGGATATTAAATATGCTTCGGTAAAAGCCAAGGGGCAGGAAAATATCAGACTTTTAGATGAGAATGACAAGCCCTATAAACTTGATCATATGATTAATTTTAGAACCAGATCAAATAATGGCGGGCTGGGTGAAGGATATGACCTGTTAATTATCGATGAAGCACAGGAGTACACTATTGACCAGGAATCAGCGTTGAAATACACTATTTCAGCGAGTTCAAATCCTCAAATTATTATGCTGGGTACTCCGCCAACAGCTATTTCGCATGGTACAGTATTCCAGAAAATAAGAGAAAAGGTATTAAGCGGTTTTTCGAAAAATACCGGATGGGCGGAATGGTCTGTTGATACGATGCAGGATCCAAAGAACAGAGAAGCATGGTATGAGACAAATCCCTCTTTAGGGCAAGGACTTACAGAAAGAGTTATTGAAAATGAAAATACGACTGATGATGTCGATTTTAATATTCAGAGGTTAGGTCACTGGCTGTCATATTCACAAAAATCCCTGTTTACTGAAAATGAATGGGATTCATTGAAAATAAGTAAAATACCGAATTTTAAAAACAAACTGTTTGTTGGAATAAAATTTGGAGCTGACGGACGACATGCTGCATTATCTATAGCAACCAAAACAGATGATAAGATATTTATTGAATCCATAGACTGTCAAAGTCAGAGAAACGGAAATCTGTGGATCATAAATTTTTTAAAAAATGCAGATATAGAAAAAATTGCAGTTGACGGAGCAGGAGCTCAGGACGTTTTAAAAAAGGATCTTAAGGAGTACGGTATAAAAATAAAAATTGTGCTTCCTAAAGTAAAAGACGTGATAGTAGCCAACAACATGTTTGAACAGAGCATAACTTCATTAAAAAATATATGCCATAATGGGCAGGAATCATTAAGACAGGTCGTTACAAACTGCATTAAGCGTGCTATTGGAACGAATGGCGGTTTTGGATATAAAGCCTTAATTGAAGAACATGAAATAGCACTGATGGACAGTGCTGTTCTTGCACACTGGCTATGTGCATCAGCTAAAGAAAAAAAGAAACAACGTGTTAATTATTAACGAAAGCATCTATTTTATGGATGTTTTTATTATTTTAAATTTACGTACACTAAACGGTTAATTAGGAGGTTATTAGAAATGTCAGAATTTAAAGCAATTACAACACAGGAAGAATTTGAAATGCGTTTAAAAGAGCGCCTTGAACAAAAAGAAAGAAATGTATTAAAAAAATTCGAGGGATATACTTCGCCGGAAGATTTGGAAACTATCAAAAGTGATTATCAAAGTAAGATTGATACATTAAATCAGTCAATCAGCGATAAAGACAGTCAGTATAGCAGTGAAATCGAGGGTTATATTCAAAAAATTGCTGATTATGAGACCGACTCAGTAAAAACGAGAGTGGCAATTGATATGGGTATTCCTTTGAAACTAAAGGACAGACTTAAAGGAACAACGGAAGATGAAATAAGAGCGGATGCGGAGCTTTTATCTGGTCTGTATTCCCCTGCTCCGCCTTTAGCATCGTCAGAACATACTATGACAGCAGAAGATGAAAAAAAATTAAAATTAGAAAACGGTTATAAAGAAATGGCCAAAAAATTAGGAGGTTATTAGAAATGTCAGAAGGAAAAATTTTAGAAGTTAAAAATTATAAAACAGTTTTTACACCAGAATTAGTAACTGATCTTTTTTCAAAGGTAAGAGGTCACTCATCATTAGCTAATCTTGCTAAAAAAGAGCCGCTTCCTTTCAACGGTAAAGAAATGATGATCTTTACAATGGATGATGAAGTGAATATCGTTGGTGAATCAGGAAAGAAAACAAGAGGATCAGCAGATATCAGCACTAAAACAATGGTTCCAATCAAAATCGAGTACGGTATCCGTATTTCAGATGAATTTATGTATGCTACTGAAGAAAAGAAAATTGATATTCTAAAAGCGTTCAATGAGGGATTTGCTAAAAAAGTCGCACGAGGATTAGATATTATGGCAATGCATGGAATCAATCCAAGAACAAAAGAAGCATCTAACTTGATTGGTGATAATCATTTCGATCATGGTTCGCTTACAGTTACAACAACTGCCGGTGAAGAAGATAAGGACATCAATAAGGCAATTGCCTTATTTGATGAATCAGACGATTTTGAAGTTTCGGGATTTGCAATAGCAAAAGCATTCAGAACTTCATTAAGTGAACTCGAGTATAAAAACGGAGCTGCCAAATTTCCAGAATTAGGATGGGGAAGTAATACTTCAGCATTACGCGGTTTAGCCGTAGATGTCAATTCAACAGTTGCATTTAATGATTCTAAGGATTTGGCAATTGTTGGAGATTTTGCAAACTATTTTAAATACGGTATTGCTAAAGAAATCCTAATGGATGTGATTCCTTATGGTGATCCTGATAATACAGGATTAGATTTAAAAGGAAATAATCAGATTTTTATCCGGTCAGAAGTTTATTTAGGTTGGGCAATCATGGACGAGAATGCTTTTGCCAGAATTTTAAAAACTGAAGGATAAGGAAGTGAAAGATGATGAAGCCTTTCGTTACATTAAAGGATATTTCGCTGTTGTTCAGAGATCTTAGTAGTTTAGAAGAACGCAAGGCCTCAGCACTTTTGGAGGTTGTTTCTGACTCTCTTCGCCAGGAAGCTAAAAAAGTCGGAAAGAACCTTGATGAAATGATAAAAAATGGCGAAGTGTATGAAAATGTAGTTAAATCAGTTGCAGTTGACATTATCGCAAGAAATTTAATGACCTCAACTGACAGCGAGCCTATGGAACAGTTTTCACAGTCGGCATTGGGATATACCGCTTCAGGAACATATCTTGTACCCGGTGGAGGGCTGTTTATTAAAAAAAGTGAATTATCAAGACTGGGACTTAGAAGACAGAGGATAGGAGTACTGGACATATGGGGATTAAAGGAATAAATGTAATCTTAGTTGAAAAGATTGAAACCGGTAAAGACAGTTTTAATGAGCCGGTGTATAAAGAAATCGAGAAGTGCATAAAAAATGTTCTTGTTGCCCCGTCAACTTCTGATGATATTGTCACTGCTCAGGATCTGGCTGGAAAAAAAGCCGTGTACACTTTAGCAATTCCAAAATGTGATAACAGCGTTTGGGAAGATAAAGATGTTATATTTTTCGGCAAGAGATGGCATGTACTCGGTTTCACTATTGAAGGAATAGAGGAAAATATTCCGCTTTGCTGGAATAAAAAGGTAATGGTGGAAAGATATGGCTAAAACCAGAATTGTTTTAAACAGAAAAGGGGTAGGAAGTCTACTGAAATCAAAAGAGATGATGGCAGTGTGCCTTGAACATGCTAATGCAACATGTCAAAGTGCAGGCGGTGCGGGTTACGAAGTAACAACATTTACCGGAAAATCGCGTGTGAATGCCTCTGTAAGAGCAAATACCAGAAAAACAATCAGTGATAACTACAAAAACAACACACTGCTTAAAAGTCTGAGGTGAAATCTGTGATTGAAGAAACTGTATTAAATTATCTAAATAAAAAATTAACTGTTCCTGTCTTTTTAGAAAACAGGGATATCGAAGAATATGTCGTAATAGGCAAAACAGGAAGTGGAAGAGTGAATTTTGCTAACTCAGCCACCTTTTTTCTACAGTCGTATGCATCTACCAGATATAAAGCTGCATTGTTAAATGAGCAGGTAAAAAAAGCAATGGACGACTTGGCTGAACTCAAAGAAATATCATATTCCCGGTTAAATACCGATTATGATTTTACAGATACAGCCAAAAAGAAATACCGGTATCAGGCAGTATATGATATCGGTTTTTATTAACTTGTGAAGGAGGAAAAATAAATGTCAAGTGATGCAAGTAATGTAACATCTTCAAAACCATCTGTTGGCGGTGCTGTTTGGGTGGCACCGTTAAAAACAGAAATTCCAACCGATGCAAAAACACCTTTAAATGAAGCTTTTAAATCATTGGGGTACTGTTCTGATGACGGATTAACTAACTCAAACAGTCCGGAAACTGATAATCAGAAAGCATGGGGCGGTGATGTAGTACTGGTTTTACAAACAAGCAAAGAGGATACATTTCAGTTTAAATTGATTGAATCGCTTAATACAGATGTTCTAAAGACAGTGTACGGCAGTAAAAATGTAACCGGCACCCTTGAATCTGGATTAAAAATAGCTGCAAAAAACGATGAGCCTGAGCAGTTCGAATGGGTGTTTGAAATGATTTTAAAAGGCGGGATTTTAAAAAGAATTGTAGTTCCGTGCGCATCGGTAACTGAAATTGGTGATATTGTTTATAAAGATGATGAATCAGTCGGTTATGAATGTACTGTTGCAGCCGTTCCGGATCAAAACGGTGCAACACATTATGAATACTTAGTAAAAAATACTGAATAAGGAGAATGCTAGATGATCAAAGGTGAATCAAAAACAGGGTTTAAGTTTAATATCAATGAAAAATTTATTGACTGGGAACTTCTTGAAATGATGGCAGAAGTAGATAAAAATCCGATTTTAATGATTAGTATTGCTAAAAGACTGTTAGGGATTAAACAGTATAATCGTTTAAAAGACCACTGCAGGACTAAGGATGGAAGAGTTCCTCTTGAAAGAATGGAAGAGGAGATTTTTTCGATTATTGATTCAAGCAAAGAAACAAAAAACTAATTATCCTCGCCGACATGATAAATACTGATGAATCAGCAGTTATTTGTGATCTGGCTGAAACATACAGTATATTTGATTATAAGTCGCTTCCGGTATTAACGGTCGCGACTTTTTGTGTTGGTCTGAGGGAAAATTCAAGAATAAAAATGAAAAAAAACAGGCTTGCTGTTCCTTTTGAAACTATACTTCTTGGTGTGATTGCGGACAGCCTTAAATTATTAGTCTGGACAAAGTCTAAAGATGCTCAGAAAGGATTTAACAGGCCTAAATCGATCGTTAAGTCACTGTTTGAAAACGAAGCTAAAGAAAATATATCTTTTTCAAGCGGTGAAGAATTTGAAAAAGCAAAATTGAAAATTTTAGGGAAGGAGGCAGATGTATGGCAAGCGGAACAGAATTAGCAAAAGCATATGTACAGATTGTACCTTCGGCAAACGGCATTAAGGGTTCGTTAGAAAATGCGATGGGAAATGAAGCGGATCAGGCTGGAGAAAAGGCCGGAAATTCAATCGCATCTAAAATTAAAGGGATAATCGTTGCTGCTGGAATCGGGAAAGTTCTTGCATCGTCATTCACGGAAGGTGCAGCGCTTGAACAGTCCATAGGTGGTATTGAAACACTTTATAAGGGAAGTGCAGAAAAAATGAAGGCTTATGCCAGTGAGGCGTATAAGACTTCTGGAGTAAGTGCTAATGCCTACATGGAAAATGTAACGTCATTTTCTGCTTCTTTGATTTCAAGCCTTAAAGGTGACACCGAAAAAGCTGCCGCTGCTGCTGACCGTGCAATGCGGGATATGTCGGACAATTCCAATAAATTCGGTACAAATATTCAGGATATCCAAAATGCATATCAAGGTTTTGCAAAGCAGAATTATACTATGCTTGATAACCTGAAATTAGGATATGGTGGAACAAAAGAAGAAATGCAACGTCTGTTGTCTGATGCTCAAAAATTGAGCGGACAAAAATATGATATAAGTAATCTCGCGGATGTCTACACTGCAATAGGAGTTATCCAAGACAATCTAGGAATCACTGGAACCACTGCTAAGGAGGCTGCAAGTACTTTCAGCGGATCGTTTGCTTCTATGAAAGCAGCTGCACAGGATTTCTTAGGCAATGTTGCTATTGGCGGTGATGTTACCGGTACTCTGTCAAATCTTCTATCAACTGCATCAACTTTTTTGTTTGATAATGCAATTCCAATGGCTATTAATATTGTTTCGGGATTTGGAACTGCTCTTGTTGCCGCAGTTCCTCAGCTTGCTCAAAAGGGATATGAACTGCTTAGCGGGCTTGTTGATGGATTTGTAAAAAATATACCTGTGGTGCTTCCACGGATTTTACAGTTTGTTCAAAATTTTGGTGTCGGTTTAGCTCAAAAAGCACCTGAATTTATTAATATGGGCTTTGACCTGTTAAGCCGGCTGGTAAGTGGAATAGTGAGTGCTGTACCTATTTTAATACAGTACGTTCCTACTATAATTTCTACTTTTGCAAATATAATCAATGAAAATTTTCCAACTATATTAGCCAAAGGGGCAGAAATATTATGGCAGCTGATTACCGGGCTGTTAAGTGCGATTCCTACTTTAGTTGCTAATATACCGCAGATTATACAGGCAATCTGGGATACTTTTATGGCTTTTCAGTGGCTGAATCTAGGTGGGCAGATAATGACATTTTTAGGCGATGGTATTTCTGCTATGTTTGGATTTTTAGGTGAAAAAGGCCTTGGTGCGGTTCAGAGTATTGTAAATACGATACTTTCTCTTCCTGGTAAGCTGTTTACATTAGGGAAAAATGCTATTTCTCAAATGGGGAGCGGTATTTCAGGAATGGGATCATGGCTAAAGACAACTGCTGGAAAAATCGTAACATGGGTAGTAAACGGTGTTAAATCACTTCCATCGAAAATGATAGATGTCGGTAAAAATGTAGTTAAAGGATTATGGGAAGGAATCAAGAACGTTAAAGACTGGATACTAGATAAAATAAGCGGATTCGTTGACGGTATTGTAGGAGGAATAAAGAAATTTTTTGGTATACATTCTCCATCAAGAGTAATGGCCGATGAGGTTGGTAAGTATCTCCCTAAAGGAATGGCAGTAGGTATCGAAGCAAGTGCTGATGAGGTTTACGATGAAATGGATAAGCTGTCTAGAAATACACTAGATATCGCAGCTGATGGGTTAGAATTCAGTAACATTGATATGAGTGAAAACAGCGGCGATCTTAGCGGTATGCTTCAGATAATCATTAAACTGTTGAAATTAATCTTAAACAAAGAAGATACAACTGTTTTGAATTTCAACAATAGAGAAGTTGCCCGTGCTTTGCGTGAACTGGGGGTTGTTTTTGAATGACGGTAAAATATATAAATTCAAAAAATGAGATACTGGAGTTTATTGGTGCCGATATACTTCCAACAAGCGGTTATTTGCATCAGAGAAAATGGAATACAAACAAGGAAAATGATATTACAGTTATTGATAAGGGTGACTGTACTTATACTATAACCCTTACATTGAAAGGCAGTTTGGAACAGAGAAAAAACATGCTTAATAAAATATGCGATATATTTGAGTATGATTGTATAGTTAAGACACCAGGAACGCTTCATTACGGGGATTATAAAATAAAATGCTATGTAATATCTTCTAATACAAGTGTTGCGGGTATTCAGACAAGAACAAATATTGAATTAGGAATATACTGTCCAAAACAGCACTGGATTAAAGAAAAAACATATAATCTGGTAATGTACAGTGATTCGAAGAATGACACAGGTATAAAGCAGTACAGCTATTGTTATCCGTATGTATATTCATCTTTAAAAGGTGCAGTTCAAATAATCAATGATTCCCCGGCAGACAGTGATTTTATCATAAGAGTTTACGGGCCATGCAGTAATCCGTTTATTAAAATAGGAGAAATACTTTATCAGGTAAATACTACATTAAGTGCTGGTGAGTACATGGAAATAAACTCAGAGGAAAATACAATATATGCCTTTTCAGATTATGGTGAAAAAAGGAATCTTTTTAATTTCAGAGATAAATCGCGAGGCGATTTTTTTACAAAAATTCCATCCGGTCTTAGTATCGCAACATGGAATGGAACATTTAAAGCTGAAATAGTTATATTTGATAAGCGTGGTGAACCAAGATGGATATAATGAAATTTATATATACGGATTCCAACTATACGGAGCTCGGTGTTTTAAAAAATACGTCTATTGATTTTGAAGTTGGAAAATTCAAAACTGCGACTAATGATTATTCTTTAGAAATTTCGATAAATGCATGGGATAAAGCATTTAATAAAGGTTCTATATTTTACTCATCGGAAAGTGAATTCGGTGGAATTATTGACAGTAAAAAGGTCGATACATCAAAAAATGTAATTGTCTTTACTGGAAAAACATTTAGAGGAATGTTGGAAAAAGAGTACATACAGCCCCCGGAAGGTCAGGCGTATTTTGTAGCAAAAGGCGAGGCCAACAGTGTGATAAATGAGCTTATTGGAGACAACTTCGATAGTCTTTTTACTGTAGATAATGTTGGCTTAAGTGATATAAATGTTAATTATCAAATTAGAGATCTGAATCTTTTAGATGCGCTTGAAAAAATGCTTTATAAAGCAGATATTCCATCAAGACTTGATATTGTGTTTCATGATGGAAAAGTGCATATTCAGGCTATTCCAATTGTTGATTTATCTGAACTGCTTCAATATGATAAATCGTATGGTATAACAATGATCGCACAGACTCCTGAAAGCAGTTATAACCATATCATCGCTTTAGGAAAAGGTGAATTGACAGAGCGGTTAAGGGTTAATCTGTACCTTCAAAGTGATAAAACGTGGTCATCATCAAAAAATGATGATTATAAAGGGCTTTGCAGAAAAACATATCTGTATGACAATTCGAGTGAAGATGATGAAACTTCACTTATTGAAGGGGCTGTAGAGGCAGTGGAAAAAGAAAATGGAAGCAGTACCGTTCAAGCTGTATTTTCAAGCGATGATGCTTCATTGTTTGATATTGTAGGTGCAAAAGAGGAAATTACAGAGCTTTCATTTAAAGAACAGATTACTAAAAAAATACTAAAAGTAACTGTTAATGATATTGCAGCAAACTGTAAATTTGAATACAAGGTGGGTGAATAAATGTTAGAAAGTATAACACTGAACGGATTTAATGTTCAGGCTTCGGTAGATGCTTATCTTCATCACTGCTGGTTTGGCTATGAAGGAGTATTTAAATATGGAGAAGAAATAAGATGCGAAACTGTAAGCAACAACATTTTAAAGTTGTACGATGGACTTTTTGTCAATCAGGGCAGATTTTATCGTATTGTTCCCGGATCATATGAAGAAGTAAACATTTCAAACGGTATAGTTGGTCAAAAAAGATATGATCTGATAGTTTCACATTTTGAGACTAATGGAGTAACAGAAACACATGATATTAGAGTTTTAAAAGGCGGAAATGATGGGAAAATACCCGAACATACTGTGAGTGATACATTTAACGGTGGAACGGTGAATGAATTTCCTCTTTATCTGGTTGAAATTGATGGAATAAACATTACTAAAGTAACCAGGCAGTTTAAGTATATTATTTCATTTCATGAAGCTTTAGAAGCTATAATTAACCTTTTTAATGCAGCGGTATATACCGGCGATATAAATATTAAAGATTTAATTAGAAAATTAGATGTAAACAGAGAATAAAGAAAGGAAAATTTAAATGAGTTTAAAAACAGTACAGGTAATTATTAACGGTGTCTCAATGACATTGAATTTAAACAGCCAGACTGGTAAATATGAAGCGACCGTAACAGCGCCGAATACTTCCAGTTTTAATCAACCAAACGGGTATTACAATGTAACAGTAAAAGCTACTGATAATGCAAATAATATTACTACAGTAGAT